GTGCTTAGTGTGTTTGTTAGCCCCTGTGTATTTGCGCCACTTCCAGTTAAGGATGCTGGAGCAGATTCGTCCATCGTAAATGATGTAACTAATACGCTTGTCTGCTTTTGACTTGGACAAGGTACGAAGCTGATCAGCAAGATCTCCCATGATGTCTGGCTTGCCGCTTTTGTGTAGGTCTTTGTCCACATCAATGGCGCGTACCCAGCCTTGCTCATCTGGATTATGATCTGACTTGCGAGCAGCGTGTCGGGTATCACCGATCCAACCATCCGATGTGCGGTCACGATCTGGGAACGAGTCATCGATCTGTTCTCGTAACTGAATCGCAGCCTTAGAGAGCTTTACTTTCATGCAAGTAAGAGCTTCGCTTCTTCTGCTGTAATGCCTAGACGAGCCAAGAGTTCTGCTTTAGCGGCTTCTGCTGCTGCCTTGTCTGCATCTTTTTTAGCCTTGTCCTCTGCAAAAGCCTTAGCATCTGCTTCGCGCTGTGCCACTTCTTCTGCTGTCAATTCGATCTCTGAGACTTCCCCAGTAGAGCAATCGACTACGATCTTTGTGTCTGCCATGTTTGTCTCCTTATGAGTTCTTGATGCCGTAAAGGGTTGCTGTTGAGTATTGCGCAAAAGCTGTGCCATAGGTGACTGTAAATCTAACGCTAGTAACGGCAGAAGTGTCTGCCCATAAACCAGCATAAAGAGTCGCTAGGGCTTGGGTTGCGTTGTTCTCTGTAACTCCATCTGCGCTGACTGACTTGTTCGTGCTTCCAGCGTAGTTAGGTATGTAGTAAGAAGAATTGCTAAAAGTTGAAGATGTAGATCCTGAACCATTAACCTGCCATAGATCTACCGCGTTATCTGCTGATCCACTAGCAGAGCTAGCACTTGCTCCATTACCCATTAACCTACGCCACGAATAAGATGTGCCGCTAGGTGCTCCGTTAAACGATAAATCTATCTGCCCATAGTTATCACCATTGGCTGTAGTACGCCCTGACAGCATAATGCACAGATCTGTGTAAGTGCTAGGGATACTTGTGAACTCGATGTTAGCAGCCCCACCTGATCCAACAGTTACAGATGCAATCTTGATAAATGTATCAGGCACTTTTCACCCCATATAATGTAAATGTTGATCCAGCAATAAATGAGATAGCACCATTGACTTTAAGTGTCGTGATAGCAGATGTGCTTCTCCATGTGCTGACCACGGCTTCAGTCACAGTAGTCGTGTTAGGGCTTTGTGCTCCAAGATTGGCTCGGCTTAGAGTTGTCTTAAAGGTTGTGGTGTTGCTGTAGTTCATCACATTAAAGATGATAGGTGAGAACACACCTGACACGCTGCTCATATATCCAGCCCAGCATCCTTCATAGTTGCTTGCTCTCTGGCTTAATGCACTTGATCCATTGCCGTAGAGTTCAGTCCATGAATAATTTGTGCCTGTGTCATTGTTGAATTGCACTTGCACATTGGAGAAGTTAGTTCCTGAGCTGTTATCTTGTACCGACATCACTAGCACTAAATCTGTGTAAGATCCTGAAATGCTAGAAAAGGTTACAGATGATGCGCTTGATCCTAAAGTCTGTGTAGCAATCGGAGTATAGGTAGATGGCATGATTACCCCTTAATTCCGTATAGGGCGAAAGATGAGTTAGCAGCAAAGTTAGAACCCTGATACACGCTTAAAGTAACTGTGCTGACAGCAGCAGTATTAGACCAGAGCCCAGAGTAAAGACCAAGCGCACCGCCACCATTGGAGTCAAAGCCGCCTAATGCTCTAACTGTCGTGTTCTTATTCGTGTTGGCATAATCCAAGATGTCGATGACTGTACCGTTAAAAGCAGATGCAGTCTGTGTCGTGGTTGGAATGTTTGCACTTAACATCTTATTTACTGCCGAGCCGTCAGCATGAGCCAAAGCTGAAGAACCTGTGCCATAAAGTCCATGTGACCAATAATTATTTCCTGTGTCACTATTTAACTGTATCGCTATGTGCTGATAGCTAGCATCCGAACCAGCAGAACGAACAATACCGCGAAGCTGTAAATGCTGATAAGTGCTAGGGATACTGCTAAAACTGATTGTGGATGCAGCACTTCCAAGCGTTACAGTGGCGATAGACTCATAGTCTCCACCTGCTGCACCTACACCGCTAGAAGCGATGATCCCGATTAGTGATGGATACATTAAGCGATGCCACCTACGACAACCCATGAGTTAGCAGCGATCTTGATGCAAGCCGCTGACTTATAACGGGCAAGGACTGGAGCTGCTAGGACTGCGCCTGCGCTGACAATAGTAGTAGTGCCAGAAGTGACAGCATTGATGGTAGTTACACCTGCACCCTTTTGATAGACCAGCAAGGTAGTACCAATAGGAAAGTTATAAGTCGCATCTGTTGGAATGCGGAAAGTGTTAGCCGATGCGTTGTCCATCGTGACAATAGCGTTAAGACCATCTGCCTTGACTGCTGTGTAAGTCGTGCCAGTCTGAGCATTGACTACCATGCCAGCAAAAGAAGCATCGATGGCATCACCCAGCGTACGAATGTCCTGTGCGCCATTTTTTACGAGACCGCTGTTGTCCGGTGTGTTCCAGTTATAATTCGATGTGCTTGCCATTAGGTTAGTGCTCCAGTCGCGTTTGTCCATATAAGTGTACCATTCACGCCCGTCCAAGCTAGTGAGGCAGGGGTGACTGTTTCCCATTGGGTAGTTGATAATGAGAAGTCTGTTGCTGAGATGTAGAGGGTAATGTCCACATATGTAGGTGTAGCGTTAAGTGCCACATTCTCTACAAAGCCATCGAATTGCCCACCAAGTAAATTGCTAGGCAAGTTATTGATCTGCACAGGCTGACCAAAAAAGACATTGATCAGGCTGTCAAGCATCGCACTCGGCATGTCTGGATTATCTAGACGGAAGCGAATAGCACCTAATGAGCCGCGTGGGTTCTTTCGCAGGTTTAACTCTCTAGAGGCGATGTCGGTGATGTCTGCAAGGTTCTTGATGTTAGAGTCGAAGGAACGCTCAAAGAGCCCGTAAGAGGCTATGGAGTCGCTGTCAGAGGTACTGTAGGTTGATCCGTATCCTGTGGCGTATCGATAGATAAGGCTGTTACGGATGCGAGCAATCTGAGTTGTTGAGGTGATAGAGCTTGGTGTTGCATAAGACCCGTCAAGGTTAGTAAAGCCATTTGTTGCGAGATAGTTAGACCTGTGATCCGCATCGGCATATGAGACATCTCCATCCTTTTCCTCGTAAATCGTTCCGAGTGCGCTGTTCGCGATCTGATCGACAAGGGTCTGAGACTTAGCAGAAGCACTAGCTGCAAGGGCAATCATTGTGTAGAAGCCTGAGTCCACTTCACCGATGTATGACTCTGCATTCTCCCAAGTGACATCTGCTGGATAGGTTGCCCATGTAACAGTTGGAGTGATTTCTGCCCAAGTCAGGTTAAGAGCTTGTCCGAGAATGGCTGAGATCTGTGCACCGTCTAAGCCTTCTGCAAGTGCTGTGTTATATACAGCCTTGGTCAGTTTAGCCAGAGAGCCAACGCCTAAGATAGTGCCAGTCGTGACATAACCTGATTCCTCTGGGCTACGAACACCGATGTTAAAGTCTGATACCTCGCCACCGAATACTGTGACATAAGCCCCTGTGCTGTTCTTAAGTTCTAGGGTAACTGGCTCTGTGACATTGATGGTAAATGGAGAATTGTCTGTGTTGACGATCTGTACTTGACAGTAACCTGCTGTGGCTTGACGATCAATATCTAAGCGACCAGAAACATAGCATATTCCTGCTCAGCTCGTGCTTGGTATCTTGCGCCCGATATAGCAGAAGGCAAAGTTGCCCCGGCGTTAATTGCTTTAGAAAAACTTTCAGCAACGGTATCGGTGCTGCCCAACTCTATGCCGTCCTTAAACAGTTTTAATATATTAGGGTTGTTAAGCGTAAAGTCTTTTGTATTTTTAGGGATTGTATAGACAGATGGCTCATTAGCGGCTGCCGCTGCTGCTGCCGCTGCTGCCGTTGGTGTTGGTGTAGTGCCAGTCTTTTTGCCTTGCAAATTGTTTAACTCAATCATCTTGGCAATAGCAGCATCTAGATTACCTAGATTGATTAAATCCTTAGGCTTAAGGCTTTCAAGGATTGTCTTGATATCTTGCATCTTGATATCTTGATTGATCAAGCTTCCAAGGATCTTATTGTCTGCATTAAGTTTATTGGTTGCAGCAATGATTGCCTTTTCATCCTTAGCAGCAATGGCATCTTCTAGCTCATTGATTGAACGCTTAACATTAAGGCGAGCAATATCATTAACAATGGCTAACTGTTGTGTCGCGCTAGTTGCCTTGCCTAATTGCTCTGCCTGATTAGTAAGAGCTGCTGCAACTTGGATCTTGTCCAAGTCAAAAATCTCACTGCCTTTATTAAGCGCAATGTTAGCCTTATCGATTGCTGCTGCAATGCGCTTATCTTTCAGAGACTTCGCCTCTAACGCTTGTTGCTTTCTCTTGATGGCTAATAGTTCAGCAGCGCGCTTCTTAGCATCTGACTCTGCCTTAGCTAGTGCATCTGCATTCTTCTGAGCATCGGCATAGAAAGGCTTGCCATTGAATGCGGCTCTCGGAGCATTGGCTCCGGATTGTGGCTTTTTGTTAAAGAAGCCAGAAGGATCGCCCTCGATAATAAGATCAACAAAAGGATCTGTTGCAATAATGAATTTTGTTACAATGTCAGTTAAGCCCCTAATCGGAGCATTAATTGCTGCTGCAAGCCCTACTACGCTTTTAGTAAATTCTGCTGTGTTGTAGGCTGCTGTAAGCATGTCATCTGCTAAAGCACTTACATCTGTATTGCCGCTTAGAATTAATAGAGAATCAACTAAGCCACCGCCAATGATCTCAGAGGCTTGCTCGGATGCGATAGCAAGTTTGTTGATCTGCCCTGTGTAAGAGTTAGCAGCAGCTTCGCCTTGACCACCAAAAAGTGCAGTGATTCTTTTCTGGATTGTCTCGAAATCAGCACTGTTAAGTTCTGCTGTTGTAAGACCTAGATTGAGACTCTTAAGACCTTTAGTGTTGCCAAGGTATGCCTGTGATAATTTTTCAGCCACGCTAGAGGCATCGGCTCCAGTAGCTGCCGAGACATCAAGGGCAAGGTTTAGAAGTTCTTGGCTCTTAGTAAGTGAGCCCGTGGTCTGCAATAAAGTTAATAATGCTGGCTGAAGTTGATCTCGATTTACACCTGTTGCAAGCTCTATCTTGTCAATGTAACGATCAATCTCTGGAGCAGCAAAAGCCAGACCCAGATTAGTTACTGCAACCCTTAAGCGGGTCGCTTCTAACTCAGAATCTGCAAAAGCCTTGACGGACTTCTTGCCAAAAGCAACTACCTGTGCAGCACCAAAAGCCAGACCCAGAGATCCAGCTAACTTTTTTGCAGAGCCAGATAACTTACCTAATGCGGTTTCGGCTTGCTTAAAACCTTTGGCATCTAACTTGGAGCCTATATTAATATCTGGCACTAGGCTGCCTTCCTAAAAGTAGTTGATTTAGATCGTTCCATGAATAAACGCTCTGCCTTGTCAATGGCTTTTATAGCTGCGCCATAAGCCTTGCCTTGATCCTGTGCCCATGCTTTGTAAATTAAACGACCTCGACCTTTAAGGCTTGGAGTTAATTCTGGAAGGTTCTCAATGAACTGCGCACCTGCGCGAGGATTAACTGAACGACTAACCTTTTTAGATGCGCCACCGGCTTTCGGGCCGACCCATGGCTGACCTGCTGGATTAGCACGACCAGCAGTTTCATAAATAGCACCCGCGAAAGATCTGTTAAATATCTTTGCATTAGAAGTAAAACCAGACCGAGTAGCCTTGCCCGGCTTCGTGCTAAAACCTATACCCGATTTGATTTGTTTCGAGTTGTATGTTGGAAAGCTTCCCTCGTTAAATGAACGCGGAGCCCATCCAGACATCGGAGAATCATTAGGCACGAAGCCTCTAGCCTTTTTAACAATAGGACTAAGTGCTAAGCGCAGCTCGATGTCTAATTGCTTGCTGAGGTCTGGAGCGAACTGTCGGATGGCTTTGCGAGTTTCTTTAACGCCTTCGATTTTTACTTGCATCGCTCACCTCTTTCGCTTCATCCTTGAGCCCTTGCACTAATGCATCGAGCATGTTTTTATCTAGATCTAATAACTGCTGTGGCGCAATCCCCAACCTAATGCTTAGCCTAGCAATTAGGTAGGTGAAAGGTAGATCGCGCTTTAAGCTAAAGGGTCAGAGTCCTCAACCGATACACTCTTAAGTGTTTCGATGAACTCAATCCCATAAGGCTTAACAGATTCACCTGCTCTGCGTGTTATTTCCCATGCTAACCAATAGACATCGCTTTGCTTTTCTTCATCGCGAAACGCCTTATGGAAGCCCTTTTTAGCGTACTGCTCAAATGAGTACTCCACTGCTGGAGTGATCTCGCCTTCTAGTACGCTTCCATCTATACGAACGATCTTTAGTTTTGCCATGGTTTTGCCCCTTTGTTAGTTTTTTAGAATGTGCCTGTTGTGGCTACTGCAACTGTTGAGTTAGCAGTAAATGTGATTGACTGTGTAGCCATATCGCCTACAGCACCATTGATGTCTGTAGTGTTATTGACTAGCAATGAAACAGTGTAAAGAGGGTTAGTAGCAGATACTGCTGTTCCCTTTTCCTGTAGGAATACACATGTGACTGTGGTTCCCCATGCTGCCTGTAGTGTTGCCAATACATTCGCAGATGCTGTGTCATTTAGGAAGTCGATTGTGACAGTTGATGCTTCCAAGCCCTTAACGAACTTGTGAGCTGTGTCACCCATTGCAGTAACTTCTAGCTCATCGAATGTGCGGTTAAGAGTAATTGATGTGACATGGTCTGAAAGATCAACGGAGTTAATCTTCACACCGACTTTGTTATTTAGAAATACAGCCATGAGATTATTCCTCGTCTTTCTTTGTAGGTGCTGGCTTTGGTGATGATGGTGCTACCTGCCCGATCTTGATCAGGAAGGCTTCGTTTTCTTTTTCCCACTCGGACATTTTAGCTCCAACTCGTAAGGATTGATACGGACATCTCGCAGCTTAAAAGGTCTCCCGATGCAGCGTTGAGAATACTAGGTGCGCTGATTGCGCTTACATTATAGGTCAAAGATGATGCAGCAAGCTTTGCGAACACGCCGCAGACTGTATCTTCAATCCCGTTAAGGTTGCCTTCATTGTCAAATAAAGGCACAGTCATAATAATCTTGAAATTAGCCATCGGGCTAACAGTGATGTGTTGATTGTTGCTCGGTGTTAAATAAGGATCATCTGGAGAAACAATTACAGAATTAGCAAGGACTGTTGCAGGTGGAAAAGCAAAGGTCTGCCACTTAGCGTTATCGACTAACGCGGTTGCTAATGTGGTTCTAAGAGTAGTGACGGCAACAGGCATTAGCCCACCATCGAATTAGGGCTCAACGCGTGAGCGATCAATCCTCTTACCTTAGCGAGTAGCTGTGCGCTCATTCGATAAGGTGAGGGCTGGAAATCAACAGCGTTACTGCCTGAAAGGGTGGCTGTACGCGCTTGCCAGATCTCAACAGCGATCATCAAAGCTGCATTCTGAACTGCTGCATCTAAAGTGTAATCGACATAAGTATCGCCTGAAACTGTGCCAAAAGGTTGGACTGGATGCTCTACTGCTGGCACATTGTTATTGCCTGTGATGTTGTAAGTGATGTTGTAATCGCCTACTCCAGTGAGAGTCTTTGATCCGTTGTGCTTTGATCCATTGCCAGCAATAGTTACTGTCTGACCTACATAAAAGATCTTCTCGACCTTTTCGTCAAAGTAAAGAGTGCCAGTAGTGGCTGTGTTGCTGTGTGCAATATTGAAATAAGAGTTAGTCCAGAGCATAGGTAGAAGGACTACATCTGCGGCATCTACCACTTCTTGAAGGGTTGCGTCTGGATACAAAGTGCCAACGCCTAATGTACTGCGAAGCTCTGCAACTGTTGTAAGTGCCATGTGCAATCCTTTCTAAAGACTCTAGGGGATCAGAGGGCTACTGACCCCCTAGAGCGACTTAATAACCTGTCTTAATTATGTAAGATTAAACTTTCTTACACCCTTGCCACTCTTGGCCAAATAAATTGCCAAGTAGCCATACAGGTTGATTTCGATTTCGCCTGAAGTTAGAACATTCACGCGAAGTTGTGTCTGTGGAGATTCCCAGACATATACTGAAGATGGTGCAACCAAGAAGGCTGAGTTATCGATTACGCCAGATGCAGCGATGTTGTGATCTACGATCAAGTCAGTACCAAGAACATTGCCACGAACAGATGTAGCTACTGCTGTACCTGCTGCGTTGTATGTTGCTCCCTGTGCTGAGTACAGTGCTCGTCCGGTGGTATCCGCGTATCCGGTGATTGCCGCCCATTGGTCAGTCGAGGCCACTAGCTTGTTAGCAAAGTCTCCGCCTGTACCCTTGTAAGCTGCTGCGCCTTCTACAGAGATGAATGATTGCAATCCAGCTGCTGTTGCTGCTGTAGTTGCTGCTGTTGTACCAGATGCGATGAATGCATTTAAAAGTGCTGTATCTGTTGCCTTCTCGTATGCCTTACGCAATTCGACCATCATCAATTCCATGAATGCAGGTGATGAACGATCTACGAGCTCGAATGATACGCGCTGTAGTCCTGAGAACTTGTTCACATCTACTGTGTCGTACGCAGATGTCATGCCTGTTTCAGATGGTGCTGAACCTTCGTTTGTGTCTGCAACTGTTGGTGCAACATCTGGAGTAGATGCGTTTGTGTAAAGGCGTGGAACTGTAAAGCTCATACCTGAATCGATAAGTGCTTGGCGTGTTGATGCCTCAAATGCTGGACGGCCTGTGAAGGTGTCTGTGATGAATGTGTCTAGGTGACGTGGAAGTGTCAAACCTGTGTTTGTTGATGTTGAATCATCTGCGGCGCGAACGATGCGACGTGACTCGTCATCGCCAAGTGCTGCCTTGATGTTTGCTTCTAGGTATTGTGCTGAAGTGATTGGTGCTACGCGCTCACGCACGAATGTAGTTGCTGTTACCACAGTTGGACGAGCAGCTTCAACCGCTGCTGCTTCTACTGCTGTTGCTGCAACTGTCTCTGGAGTATTTTCCACAGCTGTCTCGCTTTCTGTTTCTGTTTCTGTTTCGGTCTCTACGATTGTCGTATTGATCGTTGTTGTCTTAGTGCTCGTGCTTGTTGCAGCTTCGACTTCCTCAGCTGCTACATCGATAACCTGAGCAGACTTAAATGCTGGCTCTGTTACCAATGAAACCTCTAGCAACTTGGCAGCGGATACGAACATCACATTGCCTTTTTGCTTTGACTTAATTACTTCTACGCCTACTGAAAGACCTGATTGCAATCCTTCTTCTGCAAGGATAAGAGCTTCTGAACCACGGTTAGAACGGCTCACCTTGAAGCTTGCATAAATGCCATCTTCTTGCTCTGTAAATTGTGTTGCCTTGCCGAGTGGCTGGCGTGAGTCATGCTGATTAAGTAACTTGACAGTCTTAGGATCTTCCGGAAGTGCGATTGCGCCCTTCTCGAATACAACCTTACCTGCTGAAGTGTTACCTACTTCGCCTGTACCTGCTGGCACGATCTTGCCTGAGATTAAGCGTTCTTCAACATTGGCAATAAGCCCTGCTGTGAAGGTGATTACTTGGTTTTCCATTATGCTATTCCTTCGCTTCCATTAGGCGTTAGATCTTCCATCTCCATAGCTTGTTCGACTGTGATCAAGCCTAGAGATAACATCTTTTCAATTACTAGCAAGCGTTCCATTGGTTCAGTTGCTAAGAATGATGAGTCCACATCAAAGCGCACAGAATTTCCACGAGCCGTGATGTCATCCATGCTGAGTCTGTCCTGAATTGCATTTACATATGGTGCAAGACTCATCGAGAAGAATTGCTTACGCTCATCAAGGACATTGGCATAAGTCATTGATGTATTGGCTTCTGCTGAAAGCATGTAAGCGGGAATGTTGCATAGACGAGCAATTTCAGTTGCTAAGAATTGTTGTGCTTCGTCATACATCATGTCTTTAGGTGAGAATGATGTTGGTTGATATTCAAGAGTAGATGTTAGGTATGCAGTTGAACGATTGTTACGCGCATTCTTCCATGCTGCAAGAAGTCCAGCAATCTCTTTAGGATCTAGGTCTGCGCCATTGTTACGAAGTACTCCAGATGGCATCGGTGTTGATGCTGCCTGTACTGCCGCCTTACGAAGGTCGATTGCAGCTCTAATTGTTTCAGATCCGCGCTCTAAGATACCTTCATCGAATGATTGGAATGTGACAAGTGATCCGAGACCTGACATTGGAACTGCAACTGCATCGATATAGTATTGAGTGACAGTCATGCCATAAAGATCAGTAGTGAATGTAACTTTGACATTCGGAATCCATTGGAAGCGAGAAGGTCTGCCATCTTCTGCATAGACTTCTGTAACCTGCCAGTAAGCAACACCGTACATAAGTAATGAATCAACAGTCCATGCCATTGTTACAGAGCGTGGCTGATTAATTGCTGGCTGATCAACCCAGACTGGATTGCCTAATTCTTCACCTGTTGATGTGCGATAAAGATTGAGTGGGAGTCCACCAATCACACCGCTTAAAAGGTTTCTGCACTTTGCAACAGATGGTACTGACATAGCTTCGTTACGTTGAACGCGTGGAAGGATGTAGTTATAAAGGGAGTTGAGATTTTCTCCCATAATACTAGGGGCATATTGCGCTAAAAGCGATGAACGCTTATCTTCAGAGATTGCTTCAGTTTTGCGGAATAGACCCATAGTCATAAAGGATACCATTTGTCAAGTAAATAGACAATATGATATGGGCGTGTCTAACCGTAAATTTGTGGCTTAGGTTGAGGGATCATCAGCTTGCTAACTGCCATAGCAATTCCGATAGGTGCGCTAATGTCTCCAGCGCTTTTACGCTTGATGATACGCCACGCTGAGTCATTGACTTTAGCCGCGCAGTTATTCATCTGCTGGATAAACTCGGCTTGTCCATTATGGACTACTCGATGATTGACCAAGCCTTCAAGTAAGTCTCCACAGGCTTTATAAAATTGCTGTCCACTTACATCCTCGCAGACAACGCCACTATTCATCAGGCGATCTGCAATAGTCTGGGTAGCATACTTATCAAAGCACACTAGCCGTGGCTTATAAATGTCGCACCAAGCCTTTATACTTGCAGCCATCTTCAGCTCATCGATAGCAACCTGAGAGCTGTAAGTCTCTAAGATCCCGATGCCGATACGCCCGTCAGGAAGTAATTGACCGGCAACGAGCGAGCCATTGCGCCTACTCGGACTGACATCGAAGCCGAATACCGTGTAAGCACCTACGGCCATTTCAAGCTCGGAGTCAGATGTTTCTTCGAGAATGCCATGCGGCCAAGGGCTACTTAGTGAGTCGATCCATTGGCAAAGAGTTTCCGTGCGTGTGTTTTCAATCGGTGAAGTAGCAATCGCTTCCTCAATCGCATCCTCTGTAATCGTGTAACCGAGTGAGGGGTTAGCCAAAGCCCATGCATTGCGATCGTCTATCTTGCAGTACTGGGGTGCTGAATACTCATAGAATCCAAAAGACTTGGGTGGGTAATCGATAGCTCTTTCCCGTAGGTCGTTGAGTACAGTGCTGAAAGCGTCTCCTGCATTAGAGGTAAGAAGCGTTTGAGAGTTTGGGTGAGCTCTAGTTGTAGGAGTAGCAGCTCTAAATCCATCTTCTGTGATCTC